TTTAATAATTAATTCTCCGTCTAATTTAGCTAACTGATCTTTTATGTCTTCTTGATAATGTTTTAAGTTTTGATTAGCAATACCTGTTATAACTGAATCATATCTTAGCCCAACATATGCTTCATTTAACTCTAATGTGTAATGTAAAACTGTTTTACCTTTTTTAACTGCACCAGCTCCTATATTCATTAATGCCCATGACTTACCAATACCAGCTGGCGCAACCATTACACCTAATTCACCTTTTCCTAATCCACCATCTGTCAATTCATTTATTACTTCCCATGGAGTCGGTTGCACATGTCTTACTGCTTCTGTATAACGTTCTTCTATACTAGTCATATAATCATGTCCAATATCTTTATCTGCACCTGCTTTTAATGCATCATCAACTTTTACTTTAATGCCATCATAATCACCATTTTTTAATAATTCTACAGATGACAAAATAGCTTTTTTAATTTCTTGATTCTTACAAAAATCTAATGCTTGATCTTTTATATACTCTAAATCTGTTGATTCTGTAAATTTCCATGCATCTTTAAGATGGGCAATAATCTGTTCTTTCAAAACATCATGATCAACATTTTCCATCTTAACTTTCATTACTTCTAATGTAGGAGATGCTTTATATTCTTTTTGATAATCTAAAATAGTCTGAACAATCCAATTATTTGCATCCGATTCAAAATATTTAGGATTCATTATATCTGCAATCTGCTGCAAAAAAGATCTATCTGTAAGTAATGATGTTATTACTTTTATTTGAAATGCGTATCCGTACGAACTTAATCTATCTTTCATACTTTAATATATAATCTTTTTTTCAAAGATCAAAGAGAAGCGTAAGCATTTAATGAATTGAATGAAGATTTTAACCAAGAATCTAAATCTTTTATGACTGTATACATTTTATCGGCCATAAACATTTTCTTAAATTCAAGTGTATTTAATTTATCTATATCACCTTGAATCTTATTCATAGTTAACATTTTTGCATTTCCGTTAATATCAACCTCTTTGAGTTGCATTAACTTGTAATTTAATTCTAACAATTCTTTATTTTCTGAAACTAATGTATGTACTTTATATTTCTTATCTACATCATTAGCATATTGTACTATCTCTTCAACCGTTATTTCTCTATCTTCCGTAAACACCGGAAAGTACTTGATTAGGCTTTTAGGTCCTACACCTTTAAGACCAGGTATATTATCGGACTTATCACCAATAAAAGAACGATATAACAAGTAGTTCTTGGAACTAAATCCAAATTCTTCTTGCATTACACTTGGAGTGTACATCTTCTTTTTTATAGGACTCCATACTGAAATCCTATTATTTACTAATTGTAAAAAGTCTCTATCTGTCGAACAAATAGTGACTCTATTTTCATCTTTAGTATAAATTTCATTTGCAATATATGCCATTATATCATCAGCCTCTACATTATCAATTGATAAAGTAGTAACAGGTAAACAATTTAAGTATTGAATAACACGACCAAATTGTCGTTTCATACTATCTTGCTCATCTTCTAATGATGCAAATTCTTGATATCTGTTAAATGCTGTTTTATTAGCTCGATTAGCTTTATATTCTGGATAAATATCTTTTCTTCTTCTCGAACCTCCTTTACCATCAAATACAATAACACATCTAGTTGGTTTAATCAGACGAACAACGGCGGCAACAGATCTTAAAAAACCTGTTACACCGCCTATATGTTGTCCATCATCATTGAGCGCCGGAACGGCTGAAAATACTCTGATGAAAGTATTGAGTCCGTCGATTACTAAAAGATGGCTGTCTTTTGTCGACCCAGTTCCTTGCTCTTTTTCCCTTTCAATTTCACGTAGTATGTCTTGATAACGTGCCTTCATTAACCTTCTTCGCTAACAAATTCTTCGTCAATCTCAACATCATCTATTCCAATGTCCTCTCCAGGCTTATATTTAAGTATATAAGCTTCACATATACCAGTATATATTTCATCTTTTAAGCCATCTACTTCTTCCAACTTCTTTTCAAAATCTTTTGATAAGAACTTGACATCTGTACCATCTGCTCTCTTAAATGTATACCATGCACCTGCTGTACCTACTAACTTAAACTGCTTCATAACATTGAGCCAACCACCATAGTTATCAATACCTGATTCAAAATAGATATCATAATCAATAGTTTTTAATGGTGGACCCATTCTGTTTTTCACCACTTGGCATCTAGTCTTGATTCCGATTGTCTGATCGACACCGTCTTTCTTAACTTTGATTTGACCAACTGACTTCAATCGTAACCTTACTGAAGCATGGAATGGAATAGCTTTACCTCCGGAAGTTGTATAAGGGTCACCAAAAGCTACACCTAACCTTGTTCTTAATTGGTTTGTAAAAATCAAACAAATTCTTTCACGGCCTATCATATTTGTAAGCTTTCGCATACCTTTTGATAATATAATAGCTTTACTAGTTGCATAACCATCTTTATCAAATTCTTTAGCCATTTCTATTTTAGTAGATGCTCCCATTACAGAATCAACTACAATTGTAACTAATCTATCTTTGTTTGATTTTCTAATTGATTCAACTATGCTTTCAATAGCTTCAAAAATATCTTCGATTGTTTCGAGTGGAACATATAACATCTTTTCAAGATCAAGTCCAATTGCCTCTAAAAACTCTCTACTAACCGCATTCTCAGTATCAATATAAACAGCTAATCCGCCTTCTTTTTGACAATTTGCCAAAGCATGTGCTGCTAATAATGATTTACCTGATGCTTCAAGTCCAGTTATTTCGGTAATTCTACCAACTGGAAATCCACCTTCTTTACGATTTGATATTGCTAAATCTAACATAGATGAACCAGTACCTACCCAACCTCGAACTTCGCTAGGAGCCTTTGTATCTCCATCCAAGAAGAATGCCGTTTGGTATCCTGTATTCTTGAATTTTTTATTAAGACTATCTGCTAATTCTAAAGCTAGAGAATCTGCTAGTTCACTTTTTGATTTCGCCATAACTTATAACCTCTTTAGTCGTTAAATAACTCATCAAATGCTGCTCCTACATCATCTACCTTGTTAACACCTGCTGGTGCCTTTTCTTCTTTTGGCTGTTCTGTAGTTCTTGCATCTGTCGATGTAGTTTCTGTTTCGCCTGCTTCTGGGTTCAACCATGCTTCCAATGCTTCTTTAAGATCATCATATGATGGCTCTTTGAAGATATCATCTAAATTAGATTGATTGTTAGCAGCTTGTTCTGCAACATTCTTATCTTCTGTCATTGGAGTAACATTTGGCTTAACACGGATTGAAGTCTTTGGAAATTGTCCAGGACCTTCTGCAGGAGTAAACTCAACTACTATATCTCTACCGCCCATAGGATCTGATATATCACCATAATCTGGGTCAGTAATGAAACCTAATAATTCTTGATAAACTTGTTTTCCAAAGCCCCAAAATTTAACACCTTCTGATTCTTGTCCTCTTACAAGGATAGGAACATAAGTTCTCATTTTTGGTTCCATTTTCTTTCCTAACTTCCATTCATCTGAATTACCTGAAGCTTTTAACTTTTCACAAAACTCTACTACTGGGTCTGGTTTCCCATGAGTTATTGGTGAAAGATAATTCTTCTTTCCTAAATCATAATGAAAATAAAGCTCTCTGAAAGGATTTGCTCTGTCGTGCTGATAAGGCACAATTCTTACAACTTGTTTACCTGGTTCAGGTCTCCATAAATTGTTTCGGCGGTTGCCGGTCGTTTGTAGTTGATTAAGTTTAGCCTTAATCGCGTTTAAATCAATTGCCATTTTTTTTCTCCTATTTTTTAATGGTTAATAATTAATATTTAATATAACAACTTTATTTCATTTATCCTAAGGATTATTGAAAAAAGTTGCAAAAAAGTTTTTATTTGTTAATTTTTATTAGTTACTTATATAAATATACGTTACAAATCAATTCTTTTGAATAAATCCAAATGAATATGTTTTGCTTGATCGCCATCTGTTAATAACAATGAATTTGAATAATTTTCCCATTCAATAATATATGATTTATCTAAAACTCCATTGTTTACTTTTCTTATTATTGCATTCAATGCATTGACTGTATACAATGTATTTGTTTCTTTCTTTCTATGAATCATAATTGTATTTGGCGTCTTGCCGTAATCATCCGGTTCGACATTATATGTTACATACAATTCAGATGGCTTATCTGCATTTGAAAACACAAATAATCTTTTTTCTGATATAGTGTATGATTTTTGAACGTAATCAACAATCAGATCA